AGAAGCGGAAAGCGCACAAATATTGCGGTCAGCAAATAGGCAACAAAAACAACTTAACGCTCAAATGGCTGCCGACCAAAAAGCAAGACAAGACGCTGAGTTGGCTAGACAAAAAGCAGTACTAGACAAAAGGGCAGAATATTTAAAAGGCACTTTAGAGTATGAAGATAGTTTATTAAAAGCATCTTATAAAAGCCGTCAAGATTTAAACGCACAAGAATTACAAGCCAATGCAGACAAACTAAAAAAAGATATTGACGCATCGAACGCAAGGGCAGCAACCAACTTAACTATTGCTAACTCTGAAAAATTTAATTTTGACCAAAGATTAGCTGCCATTACTTCACGTGAGGAAATGGAAAGCCAAATTGTATTTAAAAGCGAAGCGGACAGAACTAAATTTAAAGAGGAAAACGCTAACGCTAGAATAGCATTAGACAAAGCAGAAGCACAAGCAAAAATGCAAGCGTTAGACGCAGTTTCTAACACTTTGAATATGGCTGCCGATTTAGCAGGAAAGCAAACGGGAGCAGGTAAAATAATGGCGGTAGCTGCCGCAACTATATCTATGTTTACAAGTGCTCAACAAGCATATCAAAGAGGTCTAGAAGTACCTTTTATCGGTATGGCACTAGGACCGATAAACGCAGCATTAGCGATTGGAGTTGGTTTAAAAAATATTGCAGGAATTAATAAAGTTAAAACTCCTAGCGGAGGCAGTGGAGGAGCAACTCCGACGGTAAATGTTCCGACAGCTGGAGGTTCTGCAACACCTAATTTCAACGTAGTAGGAAATAGCGGAGTGAATCAATTAGCTGGTATAATGGCAACAAAAGATCAAACGCCCGTAAAAGCCTATGTAGTTCCGAGCGACGTTACAACAGGGCAATCACTAGACAGAAACATTATTAGAAATGCGAGTTTAGGATAAAAATACAACAAAACAAACTATTTAACGATAATACTTTAAAAGCACTAAAAAATGAAGATTGTAGAACTTGTAATTGATAACGAAAAAGATGGCATTGATGCTATTTCAGTAGTTGATAGACCAGCGATTGAATCGGATTTTATTGCGCTTTCATCACAATTAGAAGTAGAATTAAAAGAAGTAAACATCGAGAAGAAAATCTTAATGGGTGCTGCATTAATTCCAAACAAAAAGATTTACAGAAAAGAAAATGGTGAGGAGTTTTATGTATTTTTTAGTGAGCAAACAGTACGCAAAGCATCTGAGTTATTTTTTATAAATAACAATCAATCTAACGCTACACAGCAACACGAAAAAGAGATTGACGGAATGACCGTTACAGAAAGTTGGATTGTTGAAGACAAAGAAAAAGACAAATCTAATTTTCACGGTTTTGACGTTCCAGTAGGCACGTGGATGATTTCGATGAAATGTAATAACGATGCAGTTTGGGAAGATGTAAAAAGTGGAAAGGTAAAAGGATTTTCAATCGAGGGTTATTTTGCAGACAAAATGCAGATGAAAGAGGAGCAGAATTTAATAGAACAAATTAAAAAAATTCTAGAAAATGAAAAATAATTCAAGTCCGACAAATAATAAAAGAGGGTGTTTGTGTGCAGATGAGGAAACGTACAGCCGTGAGTGCTGCAAAGGCGAGTTAATCAATCAAGGGATTGGTTCATTAGAAAATCAAGGAACGAGTGTAATTATTAATTTATAAATCAAAATGGAGTACAAAAAAACGTTAAATCAAATCAAAGCAATTTTATCTATTCAAGTTAAATTGGAGCAGATGAAGTTGGAAGATGGTGTTACCGTTGTTGAAGCGGAATCTTTTGAGCCTGATTATTCGATTGGTATTGTATCTGAAACGGGAATTGTTGCTATGCCAGTTGGCGAGTACACAACTGCAGACGGTGCGATTATCGTAGTTGAACAAGAGGGAATTATCAAAGAGGTTAAAGAGGCAAGTGCGGAAGTAGAAGAAGCAAGTGCTGAAACACCTGAGGAAATTGTTGCACCTGAAATGGAAGCAACACCTAAAAAAATTGTTGAATCAGTTTCTAAAGAAACTTTTTTCGCAAAAGAACAAGAGTTGGAAGTTGAGAAAACAAAAAACGCAAAATTAGAAGCGGAATTAAACGAATTAAAAGTTCAATTATCTGCTGCTCCTGCGCCTTTGGTTTACAATCCTGAAAACGAAAAGAAAGTGGAAGTTAATTTGCTACATAGCAAAAGACCTGAAACAACACAAGACAGAATTTATAAAAAACTATTTTCAAAAAACTAAACAACAATGTCAAGAACAATCACATCAGTAAGTAACGATCCTTTATTAAGTCGTTCAAAAGAAACAACGGTTACTGCAACTACTACTTTTACAGCAGCAGATGCGTCAGGAACTTACAACGTAGCAACAGATGCTATCGTTTTAAATTTACCAACAATTACAGCCGAAACTATCGGAATGGAATTTTCATTTAGAAACACGGGAGCAGACGGAGCTGTATTGCTATCAATTGATCCGTCTTCAACAGATGGAATTAACGGAAGTATTGCAAACGCAGCAGCAGACGCAGTAGCAAGTGGAGTAGTAGGTAAAAAATTAAACAACACAAAAGCAACCGCAAACAATGGCGACTATGTTATACTAAAAGCAGTAGCATTGACAAAATGGTTTATCGTTGGTGGTGTTGGAATTTGGGCTTCAGAAGCATAATCATTAATCAAAAAATACATATACTAAATGTCAACAACAACTAGCATTACAACGACTTACGCAGGAGAATCAGCAGGGAAATATATCTCAGCAGCATTGCTTTCTGCTCCAACCTTAGAGAAAGGATTGGTTACAATTAAACCAAACATCAAATATAAAGAAGTAGTTAAGAAATTAACACAAGGTTCTTTGTTGAAAGATGGAACGTGCGACTTTGACGCTACTGGAACAATTACATTGACCGAGCGTATTTTAGAGCCAAAAGAATTACAAGTAAATAACCAACTTTGTAAAAAAGATTTCCGTTCTGATTGGGATGCGGTATCAATGGGTTATTCTGCTTTTGATACTTTGCCTCCGAGTTTTGCAGATTTTTTAGTAGCGAATCACGTTGCTAAAGTAGCTGCTGAAAACGAGGTAAACATTTGGAGAGGTGTTGCTGCAACAAACGGACAATTTAACGGATTTACTACCCTTTTGTCTCTTGATGCTGCACTACCTACTGCAAACGAAATTACAGGAACAACCGTTGACGCTACAAACGTTATCGCAGAACTTGGAAAAATTGTAGATGCTATTCCTGCAACATTATACGGAAAAGAAGATTTAACAATCTTTGTAGCACAAAACATTTACAAAGCATACATCAGAGCGTTGGGCGGTTATGCAGCTAACGGAGTTGGTTCATCAGGTACAGACACAAAAGGTACACAATGGTATTCAATGGGCAGCGGTTTAATGTTTGATGGTGTTAAACTAGAAATGACACAAGGTTTAGCTGCCAATACAGCGGTTGCTGCACAAAGCGAAAACCTTTATTTTGGAACTGGTTTGTTAAACGATACTAACGAAGTAAAAGTTATTGATATGGCAGACATCGACGGATCACAAAACGTAAGAATTGTTATGAGAATGACTGGCGGAGTTCAATACGGAATCGTTGAGGAAATTGTAACTTACGGAATCGTTAACTCTGTAAACTAAGTAACTGATTAAATAACTTGAAAGGTGGTGCAACAAACGCCACCTTTTTTTATACAAAATATATTATGGCTTGTGATTTAACACTAGGAAGAAAAGAAGTTTGCAAAGACGTTATAGGCGGTTTAAAGGCTGTTTATTTTGTAAACGATGGTGATGCAACTGGGTACACTTATGACGCAACAGATACAGATGTTATCGATGCGGTTGCAGGTACGCCAGTAGCGTTTAAATATGATTTGAAAGGAACTTCAAGTTTTGTACAAAATATTAAATCTGACCGTAACAACGGAACGACTTATTTTGAGCAAGTAGTTGAGTTGGCTTTGAAAACATTAACGCCAAAAATGCACAAAGAATTAAAATTGATGGCATACGGAAGACCTCAGGTTATTGTAGAAGATAACAACGGAAATTTATTTTATGCGGGTTTAACTAGAGGTATGGAAGTAACGGGTGGAACGCTTGTGACTGGTGCTGCTCTTGGCGATATGTCAGGGTACACAATCACGTTATCAGGTGATGAGCCAGTACCTGCAAACTTTATCGGAGTGAGTTTGACTACTGCTGGATTTACAGTTACAGCAGGTGCTTAAAACTTAAATTGAACAAACTTAAAAGCGATAGTAACCCTATCGCTTTTTTTAATTTAAAACAAAATACACTTTTTTACGATAATAGGTATATGATGACAGCAAATCCTGACAATGCGTTGCATACTTTTAAATTTATTCCTATTGGGAATGATGTAGCGACTATTGTTATTAAAAACGTTTTAGACAATACAACTTACAATTTTACTAAAAGTCAGGTGTATTTACAGAAATATTACTTTGTGCTTTTAAACGCATCTATGACTTTAACTGTAAATGATAAACTTACATTTGAAGCGTTTAACACAGCAGGAGATTTAGTGTTACACGATATGATAATTTGCACCGATCAAACAATATTAGACTATACAATTAATAAAGACGTTTACACGCAAAGAGTAACGACTAACCAATTTGTAACCAATGAGCAGTAACGTAAGATTTATTCAATTAGAAAGCTACAAAAGTCCAAAGATAACCGAGAGCAAAACAAAAGACTGGGTTGAATTTGGCGATACAAATAATCAGTTTAATTATTTGATTGATTTGTACAATTCAAGCACTACAAATAGCGCAATTATAAACAATTTTGTTAAATTGGCGTACGGAAAAGGATTGAGCGCAACCGATGGCAGATTAAGACCTAACGAATACGCTAGATTTTTATCGTTAGTAAGCAAAGAAACTATAAAAAATGTAATTACAGACGCTAAAATGTTAGGTAATTATGCTTTTCAGATGATTTATGACGGTCAGAAAAGACTTGTGCAAGTTGAACACGTGCCTTTTCAGTTATTAAGAGCGGGTAAATGCAATGAAAAAGGCGAAATAGACACGTGGTTTTATTCAGATAATTGGGCAGATACTAAAAAATTCCCACCACAACCAATTCCTGCCTTTGGTTTTGGCGGTCAAATACAAATTTTAAAGGGTGGAAATTATACCGTAGGACAAAAATACTACTCAAACGTAGATTATTACGGTGCTTTACCTTATTGCGTACTAGAAAAAGAGGTTGCAGATTACCTTATTAACGAGGTG